CCTCTCGGTTCGGGTACATACGGATTGGTCGAAAAAGTTCAGTTACGGAACGGACACGGTGGACTTTGCAATGAGTTCGGTTATGCTCGCAAAACGCTCATCAATGCTGACAATGATCCTGACCTTGTTGAGCGCTTTAGAAGAGAAGTTAAAGCTCAAGATGATTGCTTACATAAACATGTTGCGCAAATATTCCTCTGTAACCTGCGCTCCAGTCCTCCATGGTTTGTTATGGAGCTTGCTGAATGTAGTCTTGAGGAGGAGATTTCAAAAGGTGTACTTTCTACAACTGAAAAGATTGACATTATAAAGATGGTATTGAAGGGACTATCATTTATTCATTCTAAAGGATTCTTGCATAGGGATATAAAACCACACAATATACTGAAATTTCCAGATTCTATTTACAAGCTTACTGACTTTGGCCTCGCCAAAAACACGAACCCTACTCGAACACAGTTTGCTACGAAGGTTGGTGTTTTCTTGGGGACGCCAAAATATTTTGATTATGAAATATTTGTTAATGGCTATTCAAACCAGTCAGACATTTATTCTATCGGCGTATTGCTTGAGGATTTATACTTTGATGGCATTGATGATATAATATTGAGGTGTAAGCATAGGCGTCTTAATAAGCGCTATATAAACGTTGAACAAGTTATGAATGCTATTGATGATTTAGAGAGAAAAATCAAATGATAAAAATACTAAACTCATCATCATTTAGTTACTCTAAAAATGGGATTGATGAAAATCAGGACAGCATACTCCCTTATAAAACCCTTAAGCAAGGTTATATTATTGCCGTTGCTGATGGTGTTGGCGGTTATGAAGGAGGGTTCGATGCTTCATCACTAGCTATTTCTGAACTTGAAAAAACAAACTATCCATTTAAAAGACCTGATGTAGATAAGTTTTTTCATGGCTTGAGAGAAAAATTAAAGGACATCGCAAGATATGACTCAAAGTATTCTTCTGCTGCGACAACTTTAACATTCTGTCATATAGGACATGAAGGCTTAATAATTGGTCATTGTGGTGACTCTAGACTTTATATTAAATTTGGCAACAAACTCAAGCAGATAACAAAAGATCAAACGCAGCACCAGATTTTAATCGATAAAGGCTTGTATACATCAAGGCAACTTCGTAAGCGCATGGGAGGCAACGTTTTAACTAGCGCAATATCTGCCAAATTAAATTTAGAGTTTCAAGTCATTGAATTACCAATTGAAGAGCTTCCTTTACATGAAGGTTGCTTAAACATTTATATTATGTCTGATGGCGCGCATCACTATTGGGAAGAACGACCTAGATTCTCAGAAAAAACCCTAGAAAATCCTGCAAAATTTTCTGCCAGCTTGCAAAAAAGAATTGAGTCCAAGGGACCACATGACGATTTCTCGTTGGTAAGCCTCAAAGTGAGTTATCAAGAAAAAGACAATCATAGATAGTGGTTAACATTTTACTTGACCGGGTGAAATTAATAATTCTAGCAACCTTAATAGGTCGCTAGAATTATCCTCACCTTTACTTAAATAAAGAAAACCCAGAAACATTGGAAGAACTAATTGTATCAGATGGCTGTATTATGAGTGCTAAGCCGAACCGTCATAAAGAAAAACGCTCAAGATTTCATATGTGACTTTCCCCAGCACGATAAGACCTTCCAGCCCATCGCCATCGATTGTCTCGCCGTCCTGAGTAATAATTCCTGATCTGAACAATTTACCCAGCTGCGGGTAGTCATCGAATTGGAACGCGACTGTGTCACCTGGCTTAGCCGTTACTGACCGATCCACCAGCACAAATCCATCTGGCGCCTCTAAGCGCATTACGTTTGCCGGGTTAGGCATCAGGATGGCGTTCAGATCGATACGCTTTTCAACATAGTCAGCAGCAGGTGACGGAAATCCCATTCTATAACCCTCCGTTCGAGTTGAACTGCTTGTAAGTTTTCGCCTCACCTTCCTGCGTCGAGGCGTCACGGAACGTCACGGTGTTAGTCTTTATCCACTGGTTAGCCTCTCGCAGGCTGAAGTGCCAGTTAAGCAACTCCAGCTGATGGACAAACTCCTGAGTAGTTACAATAACGCCCTGCCCCGGTTCTCGCCTCATAGCGTTCATAAATGCATGTTTGATTTCATAGTCGCGCGGCATAATTAATCCTCCTCTGATAAATACTGTATGAATAAACAGTAATATCAATCGACAGGATTGATCAAGGCTGACCAGTTCACAGATTTGTAAAGGGGTTGATGGTGCAGGGTTTTTAGTTGGCGCTTGCGGTGGTGAGTGACTAATCTCAAATTACATCCGCAGCCCGCTGAGACTGCCGCACTAACCACTCTGGCGCACCGTACCCGGACTTAGTGTCGGTGGGTGAGCCACAGGGTTGCTTACCCTGAGTGGTATTCCCGGCTTAGTGAACTGCAAAGAATTCTTGAGTCACACTTTTAATCTGTAGGCTTCTGCGGCCATTTGATGTCAGGGGCTCCTGACGTATCAATAGTCTGCACCTGCTGGTAATACTTCATCCAGGCAGTGAGTGATGCCTTATCTTCATCAGTAATGATCCCCAGCATTAGCTGAGTTTGCCACGGCTGGGTAAAGCTATTTGCTTCCGCAAGAAGTGACTGCTTTAGGCTTTTTGCGGAAGCTAGGTCAGCTTGTTGTTGCGCGCCTTTATCAGTAACCCATTTCTTCCCGTTCCAAGTGTCATATTTAGATGATGGCTTAATGGTGGTGGTGTTTTCAGGGTAAGCGCCAATAGTAGTCACCATCTGCTCGCTTCCATTTTCAGTGCTATAAACTACCTTTCCACGATTATCATCTACAACTGACCAGCTTCCGTCTTTGAAGATAACAGCCTTACCTTCTGCAGCGTCAGGCGGCTTGATTAAGGTTGAAGATGCGGGGATGCCCGACCCTATGAGAGTCCAGAAATCGAACGGACCTAAGTACTCTCCTGTTTTTGCATCGTATGCATAGCATGTAGCCATGCCTGTTTGCGTCGCATTCCCCGATTCGTCAAAAATCGCTTTTTCATCTGACATCATGCAGCCCTTACAATGTAGTTAAACGATACGTTTCTTGGTCTTACAAAGCTAACGCCAGCGCCTGATGAATTCGTTGTTTGATTTGCGTTCCTGGCTACCGCCCATCCTGAGTCATAACCATCATTTCCGTCAGCGTTTATCAGCTGAGTGATTCCCAACCCCTGGAATTGCACGTCGTTATTTCCGGTAAACTGACGAATACCCGTAGGCAACTGCTCATTTAATAACGCCCTGGATGGATCTAAGCCTCTACCGTTGTCCCAACCCCTGATAAACATGCCTCTGAGGTCAGGCAGCTTCGTACCGTAAGCTGCAAAAAGCTTGGGGTATTGTGCCTGGGTGATTGTCTGTCCTGACATGGTAATCCAACCGGTAGGAGGCGTACTTGTCGGCCAGGGAACCGGAACGCCCACTGGTAAGGCAGAGCCATCTTTGGTCATGATTTTCATAATGGCTGATAAAAGTTGCCCGTTATCGCTTTTTGCCAGCTCAATACCAGCACTCTCAATAACTGTGGAAATTTCTTCCTGAATGCTGTCAAAGAAATCCTGATCCAAAGCTGTTGGCAACTCCCCCGTCTGCGGGTTACCGCCAGTAAATCCATTCTTGCCCGCCCCAAACTTATCCTTCTGGGCTGTCGAGGTATTAATACGATGCATATTTACTCCGGGTATCTGAAAATCACATAGGTATGAGAGGGTGCCAGCTTTTCCAAAACGCATTCTGCTGTCGTGTCGCCCCACATTCTCAGGCTGGCGGTGCTGTTGCTGATAGCCGTCATCGGCGTAATCTGCGTGGTGGTTGGCATGTTCACCTGCCAGTAGTAACGCCACTCATCGCTGTAAAGTGAATCGGTGCAGGCAGAAATGCAATTGAACTGGCTTTTGTTGTAGCGCGTGATGGTGACGTTCGTGTAGCCAAGCGCCTCAAGCTGAGCCAGATAGAAAGCCTCATTAATGCCGCCCGCCAGATTGATCTTTGCATCCAGTCGCTGGCGTCTCTGCTGAAGGGTCTGCACGCCTGAAGGTGCGCAACTGTCTGGTAGACCGCTGATATTCTCATAACGATCAATCAGTTCTGTCACTGAGCGTGGGTCCGTTTCCAGCATGAGCGCATCGCCGCGACCGTGTACTGCAGAAAGTGAAGGTGCCAGGCCGGTGAGCAGCAGATCTTCACTGTCCCATGCCGGGCCGCGCGGTAGCAGCGCGCCAAGCATCTGCCGGTATTGCGCCGTTAAGTCCATGAGATAGCCCCCACGACTCCCACTTCGCCTTTACCGATGGTGATATCATCAGCCGGGCTTACCAACGTGTGGCTGTACTCACCGGTTGCGATGCTGATGGCTTCACTGATGCGCGACGGCTTAAGCACGCTCTCAGGTCCGCCGTCGCGAAGCATCATAGAACGGAGTTCGGCCTCAACGGCATAACGCACCGTCGTGGAGTCCGGGTTCAACCGAATCTGGAAATTAACCGTGTGCGGCGTAGGAGCAAAAACATAAATATCTGCACCGGCCACCGGGGCCAACGGTTCGATGTACGCTTTAACGGCGGCGACCGTGGCGGCATCGGGGATCGGATTTATCAGGTCGCTGTTTGCCACCATGACACCAACTGTTCCACGACCGCTCCAATGACGGTATGTCCAGGCGCGGGTAATGCCTGCCACTTCTTTAGCCCACACCTCATAATCTCCGTCTGCGCCGCCCTGCGGGGTCCAGTACCAGCGCTCAATAACTCGCGCCCGCCACACCTCTAAGTCCTCAATGTTCGCACCGCCCTGAATGCTGTCCGCTACACCAGCGGAAGTCAGGCCGGTAATCGGGCTGACCAGGCGCATGGCAAGTCCATCATCGGTGTTACCGGTTTTACCGGCTGTATCGCTGATTACTGGTACGCGCAGCACGCCCCCCGCTGACGTGGCAGACGTGGTTGTGGTGAAGGACGCCAGGTCGTCACGCTGAATCGTCACGCCAACTGGGATAGGAATGCCGTTCGTGGCCACGTCCCAGCGCACGTATCCGGTTGCTGCCACCGCTGCTTTGCGCGGGCATCGCTTCATGTTGGCGTGTCGCGTCAGCCAGTCCTCATCCGCAAGGTCTGGCAGAAGGTTGCGCGCCAGATAGTCAATGTAACCATATACGGTATGCACTGCCGCCGCCTGCACGCGCCCGTAAACTTCGGCGTCGGTACGGCGCAATGCTGCCAGCGTAGAATCGGCTGCCAGGCGGGTAAGGATATCGTTGCGGACGGTGGTGATTAACTGAGGGAGTGTCGGACGGGTAAATCCACTGTCAGCCATTAAGTTCACTCCATAAATCGTCAAAGGAAAATGCCGTGCGGTTGCCGTCTTTCTGGCTGATAACCACCGAAGCGCTGAGCGTGTTAATTCCGGTCCGCTCCGCTTTAACTTCTACCCGCACCGCAATGCCGTCATCCACCAGCCACTGAAGCGCCTGGTTAACATATTCACGGGCTTTAAGTGGCGTTTTATTGGTGAGCGTCGTGCGGCTGAGAAGGTAAAGGCGTGAGCCAATGCGGTCATTCTGTACCGTCGGGAAACTGTCGCCCCACCAGCCGTTATCCTGCTCCGGGCTGTCGTCAGGCTCAGCCTTTCGCCAGGAGAACAGGGAAATAATCACCGCGCGTGTCAGAGGGTCAGGCGGCCACGTCACATCACGCTGAACGCCATTAATCACAACAATCATGACGCCACCATTTTCTGCGTTGTTGCGTCGGTCGTCCCGCCGCCGGAGCCGTTCTCTTTATGTGTGTGACCGTTATAGGAGATGCGCATTGCTGACATAGTCAGGCCGTCTGAATCGCACTTATCTTTGATCTCGCCTGTCGATTCAATGTCCATTTCGAACCGGGCCTTTGGCGCATTGGTAAACGTGATCGGCTTGCCTGCGCCATTGACGACTATCCCAGCGCGGGTCAGAGTGACCGACTGTCCCTGATCGTCATATACCGCCACTTCTCCAGTCTTCAGACCTTTAATGCGGAAACGCCGGTCAGAGACAACCAGCACTACCCCGTGTGACCTGTCACCGTCAAAGTAAGCGGCCACGGCCTCAGCCCCGATGTGCGGCGCAGCCGTAAATCCGTAAGGCTCCATATGCTCAATATCGCTTTTGCCCTCACCACCCGCCATTTCAACCTGCAGCATCTGGCACTTTGTTGCCGTGCTCAGTCCGCGAACGACCGCACGTGCCAATAGGTTCGACAGCGCACGGCCCATACCTGAAATCGGGTTAGCCATCAAAAATCATCCTCTTCTTTCTTTTTCTTACGCTTGCCGGGTTTCGCCGGCTCAGGAAGATAAGCATCTGGCGGCCCGACGCGGATTTCAGTCACGGTGCCGTTTTCATCCTGCTGATAGGTCACCTCAGCGATCACCATCTGGCGATTGTTAAAACCAAGGATGGGATCGAAGACAATAACCTGCAGGTTAGGCAGCCAGAGTGAGCCGTCACCCTGTCGCCAGCCCTGCACGGTGTAGGTCACCTCATCGGTACGTGCTGCACGCTGGCGCATTTCAAATTCTGCACGTGCGCTGCAGGTTGCCGTGGTGGCGTTGCCGGTCTGGCGGATAATCATCGGGCGGTAGCGCTTCAGGCCACCATCAATAGTTTTTGAACGAATGGCCGTAGTTGTGGCCTCGCCAAAGTCGTCGTCGTTACCCTTACGCTGTCCGGACACCTGATAGTCGCTGAAACGGTCCCGAATGCTTTTTTCGGTGTCGCAGGAAAGAATGTTTTCACCCAACACCAGTGCTGTATGCGCCTGCTGGCTGCCGATGCCACCGATAACCAGATAGCCCTGCGCGTTGTCATACGCCAGCGCCTGCTGCAGTCC